CGAATGGCTCATGTCCGAGCACGTAAGCCATCCCCATGCGCACGACGACCTGCTCGAGCTGACGCAAGACATCGCGGCGGATGAATTGTGGAAATACCCCGACGACGACAGCCGCGAGAAGCTGGAAGCGGACGTACGGCATTATTTCGGCCACCCGGTAGCCGAGTGCGTCATCGGATGGCTAGACCGGCAAGCTGCGATAACCGAGCGCGACCTTGAAGCGAGGCTCGTCCAGCACAAGGGCATCCTCGACGCCACGAGGGAGGCTAACGAGAGCCTGCGCGCGAAGAACGGCGAGATGCAATCCCTGCTCTGGGAAACCGGCGTGGAACTGTCGGGAATCGTCGGCAAGCTGAACATGGGGAACGCGAAGCTGGCGCTCGTCGACCAGGACGGGGAGGTGGTCTCATGAGCGACTACGCGATCAGGGACGCCCGCACGGGCGAGTACGTCGTGGCGGCCTACAGGCACACCGAGAGGCCGTGCGTGTTCACGCAGCCCGACGGCGCGCTCATGTACGCGACCGAGCAGGAGGCCGAGGAAGCCATGCGGGAGTTCGGCCTGGGAGATTGCTACGAGGTGGTGAGGCTCTGATGGACAACGCGCTCAAAGAGGTGTGCGACTTCCCGTGCACCGAGTGCCTGCACAAGGGCATGCTGTGCCGGCGCTGGGTCGAACAGTTCGAGGCGCGCCCCGATTACGTGACCGCCCTGGAGCGCGACAACGCGCGATACCAGGAGCGCGCGGAGGCGTGCTGGAAGCTGGCCTGGGACTGCATGAGCTACATCTGCACTATGCGCGACGAGAAGGTGATAAGCAAGGCGGCGTTCCAGAAACTGAGGGAGCGCGCCGACAGTTTGGGAATCTACGAGAAGGAGTGAGGCATGTACACGACGGAATTCGGAAGCAGGCTGATCGGATACCTCGACGAGGACGACATCGCCGAGTGCAGGGTCTGCCATGTGAAGCCTGTCTACAAGGAGAGCGGCGCGTCGCAGGCGGGCATGATCAGGTGCCCCAAGTGCGGCATCAAGACAGGGACGAGCACGAGCGGCCTGGGGGCGGTGGCGGTGGTATGGAACCGCGTCATGGTCGACGGCTGGGAAGACCCGCGTGATGCCCTATGAGCAGCTTGTTCGACTTGAACGACCGCATCTTCCAGGCGATGGACGACTTGAACGCGGCCATCGAGGCGGGGGACGACCCGCAGAACGCCGTCGCAGTCGCCAAGGCGAAGTCGCAGCTGTTCTCCGACGCGATCAACAACGCGAACACCATCATGCGCGCGGCGCAGATGCAGGAGAGCGCGATGGACGACCTGGCCATGAAGGTCGGCACGTCCAGGCTGCTGCTCGGGCAGCCGGTCATCCAGGCTTCCGCCGAGATCGGGAAGCACGAGCTCCCAGACCCCGAGTTCGATGCAATAGAGTGGATAGCGGCCAACGCCGAGGGCCTGAGCATATCGGTCATCCGGCAGAAGCTGAACAAGGCCGCCGATTACACGTACAGCTTCGACGAGGTCCGCGCCATGTGCGAGGAAGCGCGCGTGGAGCCGAGGCAGCTCGACGAGAAGAACGACATGAAGAACGCGGAGATCGACAGCTACGGGCTCCGCGGGCCCGCGAAGGGGTACGTGCGATGAAGAGCAGCCGCATTGGAGAGTCCGGCAGGGAGTGGCTGCGGGAGAACTACGCGCACGGCACCATCAACGACACGCTGGACGCGTTCGAGGCCGAGTTCGGCTGGAGGCCGCACAAGCGCACCGTGTACGTGATGGCTTCAAGGATGGGCCTGCGCAAGGAGCTGAACCGCCAGGACCCGCGCATCCGCACCGACCGCGCCCAGGTGCGCATCAGGTGGTCCAACGAGCCGGAGATGAGCGCCTGGATGGCGGAGCACGCTGCATCCAGCTTCCAGGACGTGATAGAGGGCTTCGAGGCCGAGTTCGGGATAAGGCTATCGCGCGGCCAGGTCAACCAGTTCCGCGCCGCCAACGGCATACGCAACAAGCCGGGGCACGGCGGAAAGCGGCGCCGCCCCGTGGGGTCGGAGCGCGAGACCAAGGGCGGCATACTCGTGAAGGTGGCCGAGGAGGCCACGGTCCCCATGAGCAAGGACAACTGGCGCTTCAAGCACCATATCGCCTACGAGGATGCCTACGGCCCGATACCGGACGGGCACCAGGTGTGGGCAGTCGACGGGGACAAGCGCAACTGCGACCCGGGGAACCTGGTGGCGGTCGACAGCCGGCTCGTCGGCGCGATCAACCAGGCGCGCTCGGACGGGCGCTTCGAGTGGCACGACCGCGAGACGATGCTGGCGTGCATCGCCCTGGCCGAGCTGGAGGTCGGCATCAACGACGCAGAGCACTCCATCGAGCGCACCTGCGGCGTCTGCGGCGGCAAGTTCGTCGAGCCGGAGGACAGGAGGCGGTGGGGCAAGCGCACGCAGACGTGCCCCGACTGCCTGGCGCGCGGCAAGAGGGCCAGGGGCGACCGGGGCGACAAGAGGCCGACCGTGTGCGCCGTGTGCGGCGAGACGTTCGCCAGGGAGCAGAGCAACCAGCGCCGGTGCCCGGAGTGCAAGGCGGCGAAGCCGAGGTGGGGAGTCGGCAGGCACGCCAGGCACTTCGAGCTCACGGGGAGAAGGTAGGGAGACAATGGTCGAATTCGACGCAGAGGCGTACAACGCGGCCTCGAACATGTTCGAGATGGCGAAGACCATCAGGAGATCGCTGCCCGCGCTCGTGGAGCAGATAGCCGACAGCTACAGCGTGCTCGGCTCGCCGGCGCCAGACGGGATGCCAAAGGCCAAGGGCGGCGGCAACGCGACCGAGGACAGGATGGTGAGGCACTCCGACCTCATGATGCGCATGGAGGCCAAGCGCGACGAGTACCGCCAGGTCGTGGACGACTGCGAGTCGGTGGTCGAGGACATGGAGAGCCGCTTCGACGACAACGCCGCGTTCCTGCGCTACCACTTCATGCAGGGCATGTCGCAGGCGAAGGCGGCCAAACGCTGCGGGTACGTCAAGGAGTACGGCAAGGAGAAGGCGGAGATCGCGCTCGTACACGCCGCCCGGTCGATGCGATCGCTCGGCCTGGTGATGAAGTACTCGTAGGAAAGTCCTACCAATTCCTCCCCTTGCAAGGCGCTATCCTATAGGGTGCGAAAGCAAGTGACAAAGAGCCGCCCTTCGAGGCGGCTTCTTCTTTGCATGCACGCTGGCACGGCAGGCGCGGCGGGGCGGCTTCCCTCTCGCTCCTTTCACCGCATAACCCGAACGATCAATCGTCCGCGCCTGCGCGATGCAACCCTGGGGGCATGCCCGGCAACAGACTCCGGAAAGACACCCCCGCCAGACGATCGAGGCGGTGAGAGCATGGGCAACCCCCGCAGGACCAACGGGGCCAGGCGCACCGCCACCCTCAAGTGGCTGCGGTCCCTCCGCATGGACTGCTGGATATGCGGCCTGCCCATCGACTACGGGCTCCCGGCGAGGCACCCGCTCAGCTTCGAGTGCGACGAGATCGTGCCGGTTAGCAAGGGCGGCAGCCCGTACGCCAGGGACAACGTGGCCCCAGCCCACCGCTGCTGCAACGGGTGGAGGTCGGCCAAGCCGGCCGCCCTCGTCGAAACGATCAGAGCGATCGCCGCGTCGCGCTTTGGCGCATGGACGTCGCCCGAGCAGTTCGTGTCGCTCGCCAAGTCAGTCGAGGCCAACGGCAACCAGCTTTCGAGGGCGGCGGTCCGCAGAGTCGAGACATCGACCGATTGGTGACCGCTCGCCGGCGAAACTTGCGGCGCCATATGCCGTCATCCAGTGGGGATGCGGGGCGCGCCGGCATGAGCGCGCAACGACCCTGGGCGGTCTTTTTACGAGGACGGCTGAGCCCTCCTGGCGGCCCAGGGCTGCATGCTGATGACGTTATTTCCACAGCGGCCTCGTGCCGTTTTCCGCACTAAACGACTCCGCATCGAACCACGTGGCATAGGTGCACCGAAGGAGGCAGCCATGGGCATGGAGCAGGCAGTGAAGACCAACGACAGGCGCAAGATCCTCATCGCGACGCGCGACAAGATAGCCGCGACTATGGACGCGACCGAGAGCGGGCGCGACATCGCGGCGCTGTCGAAGCGCCTGATGGAGGTGTGCGCCGAGCTGGACGCGCTCGGAGACGGCGAGAAGAAGGAATCGAAGCTCGCCGCGCTCCAGGTGAAGGCGGCAAAGAGAAATGCCGGTTAGGCTGGGAAACCAGGAGCCGACGTTCAAGACCCGCATCGTCTACGCGTACACCGACGGCCCTGACGTCGTCGAGTGGTTCGAGGACATGGGCCATCGCTGGTATCCATGCCAGAAGCGCGAGATGGACGTGTTCTGCGCGAGGGACGATAACAACGACTTCGCGTACCGCACGATCTGCATCAGCAAGCCCCGCCAGAACGGCAAGAGCTTTTCCGCGAGGAACTACTCGATCGAGAAGGCGGCAGTCGAGGGCATGTGCGTGCTCTACAGCGCGCATCACTCGAAGACCACGCACAAGATGTTCAAGGACATGCTGGCCATCTTCGAGGGCGACGACGAGCTGTGGTCGATGGTCGATGACGTATCGAGGGCGCGCGGCTTCGAGGGCATCTGGCTGAAGAACGGCGGGTGCATCGAGTTCTTCACGCGCTCCACGCGCAGCGGAGGCGGCCGCGGCACCACGTACGACATCATCGTGATCGACGAGGCGCAGGAGATGACCGAGGACGAGCAGGACGCCTTGAAGCCGACGCAGATCGCGTCCGAGAGCGGCGACCCGCAGATGATCATGATCGGCACGCCGCCAGGGCCCTCTTGCACCGGCACCGTTTTCAAGACGCTGCACGACCGCGCGCACGCGAACCCTGACAATTGCGGCTTCGTGTGGATAGAGTGGGCTGTCGACAAGGTCCCCGACATGGACGGCGACCGCACGCCCATCCTGGAGCTAGCGTACGAGACGAACCCAGCCATGGGCTACCGCATCCGCGAGTCCGTGATGCTCGACGTGATAAACACCGCCACGAGCCCCGACGGGTTCGCGCGCGAGTACCTGGGATGGTGGTCGCCGACGGCGGTCGTCAAGCACCCGATAAGCCGCGACCTGTGGAGCTCCACGGCGATAGGGGCGATAGGCGACGCGTACAAGGCCAAGACCGTCCTGGCCGTCAAGTTCAGCGCAGACGGCTCCATGTACGCGCTGGCGGGCTGCAAGATGGACGCGTCAGGCGCCATGGCGTTCGAGCTCGTCGAGATGGGCACCACCGAGCGGGGCACACGCGACCTCGCGGCGCAGCTCGCTAAACGCTCGGGCGTGGCAGCCTGCACCGTCGTGGACGGGTTGAGCGGCGCGGACGCGCTTTGCGACAACCTTGCGGAGTTGAATGTGCCGAAAGGCTACGTGGTCAGGCCCAAGGCCGGCGATGTGGTCGCAGCGGCCACCGGCCTACTCGAATCGCTCAATGCCGGCAAGTGCGCCCACACCACCCAGGACGCGCTGGACGACAGCGCGCTCCACGCCGTGAAGCGGCCGATAGGCTCGCGCGGCGGATGGGGCTTCGGCTCCACAGACGATTACGACTCAACGGCAATAGAGGCGGCGGGGCTCGCCGTCTGGGGATGCAGGACATCCAAGAGGAACCCGAGGAGAAAGCAGAGGCTGCTGTGATCCAGAAAAACCGCTACAACGACACGGCGCTGCCGATGCCGTCTGCAGACGCGATACCCGACGAGTACGCAGACCGCATCCAGGACCTGTTCGACACCTGGCACGCCGTCAAGGCACGCAACGCGAACCTCACCTCCTACTACGAGATGGAGGTCATGACCGACGACCTCGGCGTCTCCATCCCGCCTCAGCTGACGAACATCAACACGGTGACGGGGTGGGCGAAGAAGGCGGTCGACGTACGCGCCGTCCGCTCGAACTTCGACGGCTTCGTGTTCGAGGGCAGGAACGACAAGGACCTCGACGACCTCGTGAAGCAGAACGGCCTTAAGGGCAAGTACTCGATGGCGTGCCGGTCGATGCTCATCCACGGGCTGTCGACCATGACCGTCATGCGCGGCACCAAGCGCCAGCCGGCTGCGAAGGTGCGCACGTTCTCGGCCAACCAGTCGTGCGTCTTGTGGGACAAAGACGAGGAAGACATCGCGTGCGGCATCGTGCTCGCGGCGGTGGACAAGAACGGGCACGCGACCAAGTACGTGTGCCACTTCCCCGACGCCGTCATCACGTTCGAGAGTGTTGGAGGCGACTGGACGACCGACATCGACCCTAACCCGCTGGGCGTGCCGCTCATGGTGGCGCTCAGGCACGACCCCGACATCGACAAGCCGCTCGGGCACTCGATCATCACACCCGAGCTGAAGGGCATAGTGGACAAGGCCATGCGCGACGTGCTGCGCATGGAGGTCGGAGCTGAATTCTTCACCGCGCCGCAGCGTTACATCCTGGGAGCAGCCGAGGACCTGTTCTCGGGCGATGACGAGGAAGGCGAGAGCGGCGATGGGGACGGGCCGCGCAAGCCCGACACCGACGCCGCGAAGTTCAAGGCGTACATCGGCGCGTACCTCGCGCTCACGCGCGACGAGTCCGGAGAGATCCCGACCGTCGGGCAGTTCCCAGCAGGAGACGCCGACAACTTCATCAAGGTGTTCGAGAACGATGCCCAGCGTTTCAGCGGCGCGTCGAACGTGCCGATCGGGCAGCTCGGCGTGCTGTCCAACAACTACACGTCCAGCGACGCCCTGGGGGCGGCCAACGACCCCCTCATCCTGGACGTGCAGACCATCAACAGGAACAACGAACGCGCCATGGAGCGCGTCGGCGAGTTGATGATGGCCATATCGAGGGGAAAGAAGCTGGAAGACCTCGACGAGCACGAGCGCAGCATCACGGTGTCGTTCACTGACCCCGCGCAGCCGACGCTCAGCGCCCGAGCCGACGCGTGGACGAAGCTGGCGGCGGTCGACCCGTCGTTGGTCGGCACGCGCGTCTGGTACGAGGGCATGGGCTTCTCGCAGGCCACCATCGACCGCATCATGGCCGAGGGCGACCGCAAGACCGTCATCGGCGAGCTCGCGAAGATCGCGGAGTCCGCCGGGATCGGCGCCACCGATGGGCAGGAGCCTTCTGAGCCGGTTGAGCCCGAAGAGTCTCTGTTCGGTGATTAGCCATGATCGACTACGACCTGTTCACGAGGTACGAGAAGGCCCTCGGCGCCAACGCGTCCATGTTCTCGCGCGCCGTGCGAGACCTCGCAGACGAGGTCGAAGGCATGGACGAGGCGTCGATGCGCGCGCACTTGAGGGAGCGTTACCCGGCGCTCGCGAGGGCGTACGGCACGGTGGCCGCAGAGGCCGCCCGCGAGTTCTACGAGGCGCAGCGCGCCATGGCGAACGTCGCATCAGAGTACGGCGAGTACGAGGCCGAGGCGTCGTATCCCGATGACCTTGACGCGGAGCTCGCCGTGCAGGCCAACTCAGTCCCCGTCGGGAGCGTGTACGCGTTCCTGAACAGCAGGGGAGTGCACCAGGTCATGAGATGCGCCGACTCCACGCTCGACCTCAACGCCGCGCGTGATCCCGCGCACCCGAAATGGGCGCTAGTGCCGCATCCCGGCGCATGTGCCTGGTGCGTGATGCTCGGATCGCGCGGATTCGCGTACCAGTCAGAGATGACCGTCGGCTCGTCGCGGCACGACGACTGCAAGTGCACGCCCGTCGTGGACTTCGACACGGCGAACCCGAAGCTGAGGGACTACGACCCGAAGGCTTTGCTTGAAGAGTACAAGAAGCGCGAGGACAGCGGGGAGACGCGCTTCAGGCAGCGCAAGCGCACTGGAAGGCGCCGCTACAAGAAGCAGCGGAAGACCGTGGGCGCCCAGGCGTCCTACGCGCAGGCAGCGAA